CATGATTGCTCAAATGGTCAAATTACGCGCTTGACAGCCTAAAAAATTGCAATTATCATTGTGAAATTGCTGAAAAAGGGTGAAAAATGGCGAAATACAACGAATCAGCGGCAGCGTTTGTTAGTGTTCTTTTTCACTCGGCAACCGTTACGCACTTCATGCACTTGCAAACAAAAAGCTACGCGCAACACGTAGCATTGGGCGAGTATTACGACGCAATTGTCGAACTCGCAGATAAGTGGGCAGAGGCGTACCAAGGTTGTTACGACATCATCACGAATTACCCCAAAGACTTTCATTTGGCCTCAGAGCCGGTCAAGTACTTAACGCAGATAAAAGATTTTGTTGACGATATCCGCAAGGACTTGCCAAGCGAAAGCCAGCTTCAGAACATTGTGGACGAGATCGCGGATCAGATTGATTCGACGCTCTACAAACTGAGGTTTTTGAAATAATGCCTAGCCATTCACCCGCTCAAGCCCGCATGATGGCGGCGGCTGCACATAACCCCGAATTCGCCAAGAAAGTCGGCGTGCCGGTCAAAGTAGCCAAGGAATTCAACCAGGCTGACAAGGGCAAGAAGTTAGCCGAAGCGATGAAAAAAATGCATCATGCCTGATCGTGAACGCTTGGCAGCTTTATTGAGAGCGTACCCGTCTGAACAGACGCTTGCGCCTTATGGAATGCGCCACGGCAACGAGCAAGCAGTAAACAATCCTTTCACAGCAAAAGGTAAAGGATATTTTGGGCAACTGCCAGCACAGGACGGCGTAGCAACAGAACTTTCGTCTATCTTTGAGCATGAAGGCAAACAAGTAGAGCATCCGCTGATTGTGCCGACATTGACTGCACAAGAATTGCGGCATTTGACGGCAGGGAATGAGCCGACTCCCGAAATTTACTCAAAGGCAGAACAGTTTGCAATGGACAGGCTAAAGCGTGGAAAAAGCCCATTTGCACAGCAGGATGAACTGCGTTACCCGATACCTAAAGATTAACTAAGTATGCTAACAATTTCTGTTACAAATCAATCACATGGCAGCTAGAAAACGGAAAGTTGTGTTGTCTGATGCTTGGAGAGAGAAAATCCAAGCTAGTCAGATCATGAATCGCCTCTTGAAGCACGTTGAGGGCGAGATTGAGCTATCAGGCACGCAGGTCAAAGCAGCGGACATATTGCTAAAAAAGGTTGTTCCTGACTTGGCAAGGACTGAAAACGTAGGTAATGAGGGCGGGCCGCAGGAAATGGTGATCCGATGGGCCGATCCGAAATAATCCTCCCCTACGCGCCGAGGAAAGAATTCTTACCGTTCCATCAGCGGACGAAGCGTTGGGGTTGTCTCGTAGCCCATAGACGAGCAGGAAAGACTGTAGCAGCTATCAATGACGTAATCAGGGCAGCGGCTACCTGTAAATCGACGTTCCCGCTGTTTGGCTACATTGCACCGTATCGCAGCCAGGCGAAGTCAGTCGTTTGGGACTATCTCAAGAACTTTGCGCAACCGATTATTGCGGATAGCAACGAGGCCGAACTGACAGTTACTCTAATGAACGATGCGAAAATCAGGTTATTTGGAGCTGATAACGCTGATGCGATTCGCGGTCTAGGTTTTGATGGTATCTATATGGACGAGTATGGCGACTTTAAGCCTAGCGTATGGGGCAACGTCATCCGTCCAGCATTGTCTGATAAGCAGGGTTGGGCGGTCTTTGGTGGTACGCCTAAAGGAAAGAATCAGTTTTGGTCAGTGTATGAAAACGCCATTCGTAACCCTCACGAATGGTTTCTGCTGCGCCTCCCCGCCTCTTCGTCGGGCTTGTTGCCACCATCCGAGCTTTCGGCAGCAAGGGCGCAATTGTCCGAGGATCAGTATTTGCAGGAATACGAATGCTCATTTGAAGCTGCAATCCTCGGAGCTTTTTACGGTCAAGAATTGAGGGAAGCTGAACAAGAAGGCAGAGTAACAAGCGTTTCAGTCGATCCTAACCTACCCGTCCACACTGCATGGGATTTGGGTTTTCGGGACGATACCGCAATTTGGTGGTATCAGGTCGTACGGGGAGAGATACATGTTATCGACTTCTACGCGGTATCGGGCGCAAACATTGAGGAGCTTGCACAAGTTATCTCGGATCGAGGTTATCGCTATGGTAAGCACTGGTTACCGCACGACGCGAAAGCCAAGACACTTGCCAGCGGTGGAAAAAGCGTCATTGAGCAACTCGCTCAGCACCTTGGCATTACGTCATTGGCTATCGTCCCTGATCTGTCGGTGCAAGACGGCATTCAAGCAGTAAGGCACATGCTCCCTCGGGTGTGGTTTGACAACAAGTGTTACGAGGGCATTGAGGCGTTGAAACAGTACCAACGCGAGTATGACGAGGACAAGAAGGCTTTTAGGCAGACCCCAAGACACGATTGGACTAGCCACCCTGCGGATGCTTTTCGTATGATGGCTATTGCATGGAGGCAAGAACCGGTAGTCAAAGCGCCGGATAGAGACAAGCCTTTGATGGTAGGCCCGACGAACACAGTCAGTCTTAATGATATGTGGTCAACACAACAACCCAGGAGAGCAAGAATATGAGCGGCGTTAATTATCCGTACCGTTATGCGTATGAAACCGTAGCGGCCAGCCAAACTGCACAAGTTCTAGGTGCAACTGGCGCAACCGGCGACTATCTGCACCGGCTGATTATCAGCGTGAACACCGCTGCCACGGCTTCTGTGACCCTGCTGGATGGCGCGACTTCAATCCCGTTGCTGACGGGTTCAGCGACCCTCGTTCCCGGCGTGTATAGCGTCGAAATGAATATGTGTTCGGCTAATGGTGCGTGGAAAGTCACTACCGGCGCAGGTGCGACTGTGATCGGCGTGGGCGTATTCTCGTGAACAAGGCAGGGTTGTACGCCAACATCCTAGCGAAGCAAGAGCGGATCAAGGCCGGTTCGGGCGAGCGTATGCGTAAGCCAGGCGATCCCGGCGCACCGACTGCTAAAGACTTCCGCGAAGCTGCTAAGACTGCAAAGCCGGAGAAAAAATGAGCGCTGCATGGCAAAAGAAAGAAGGCAAGAATCCCGAGGGTGGACTGAACGCCAAGGGACGAGCGAGTTATCACGCTGAAACTGGCGGCACGCTAAAGCCTCCCGTAAAGGCTGGCGATAACCCGCGTCGAGCTTCTTTCCTTGCCCGCATGGGAAATATGCCTGGCCCGATGGAAAAGAACGGCGAACCCACACGGTTGGCGTTGGCTTTGAAGGCGTGGGGTGCGTCCAGTAAAGAGGATGCCCGCGCCAAGGCTCGCGCTATCTCGGAGCGAAATAAATGAGCGAAGAACAGAGCACAGGCTTGCAGAAGCTGCTGCATAACGTTGCAGCCTACGATAACGACTTCAAGAAGTGGGAAGCCCGCGCACAAAAGATTATCAAGCGTTATCGGGATGACAACCGCAGCCAAAATACGAACGAGACGGCTAAGTTCAACATCCTATGGAGCAACGTTCAGACCTTGATTCCTGCGGTTTATGCGCGTCTACCAAAAGCAGACGTATCGCGTCGCTTTGGCGACAACGATCAAGTCGGACGAGTAGCCTCTTTGCTGATTGAGCGGGCGCTGGACTACGAAATTGAGCATTACAGCGACTTTCGCAGCACGATGAAGCATTGCGTCGAGGATCGTTTCCTTGGCGGGCGTGGTACGTCATGGGTGCGCTATGAGCCGCACGTTCAAGCGATTGATATGCCCGAGGATGGGCTAGAAGTCACCGAGGACATTGACGAGCCGGAAGCCGGAAATCAAGCGCTGGCCGGTGAAGAACCGATGGAACAGATTGAGTACGAATGCGCTCCCGTTGACTATGTTCACTGGAAAGACTTTGGCCATGCAGTAGCGCGTACATGGGAGGAAGTAACGGCTGTTTGGCGTTGGGTATACATGACCCGCGAGGCGTTGATTGAGCGTTTCGGTGAGGAAGTCGGCAGCAGAATTCCTTTTGACGCAGGCCCTGACACGCTTAAGCAGTACGGGCAAAGCACCAAGGAACACACCCGCGCAAAGATTTGCGAATATTGGGACAAGGAAACGGGTAAGGTTTACTGGTTTAGCAAGTCAATGCCTAACATCATTGACGAACGCGACGACCCGCTTGAGTTGGAAGGGTTTTTCCCTTGCCCGAAACCGCTGTTTGCGACGATGACGAGCGACACCCTTGTTCCTGTTCCTGACTTTGTGCTGTATCAGGATCAGGCTAACGAGCTTGATATTCTCAGCGACCGTATAGATGGCTTGGTGAAGGCTTTGCGCGTTAGGGGCGTGTATGACGCTTCACAGCCCGCATTGCAGCGACTGATGACTGAGGGCGAGAACAATGCTTTGCTGCCGGTTGATACCTGGATGGCGTTTGGTGAGAAAGGCGGTCTAAAAGGCGCGATTGACTTTCTGCCCATTGACATGATTGCTCAGACGCTGATCCAATGCTATCAGGCGCGGACTGAAATCAAAAACCAAATCTATGAAATCACAGGTCTTTCGGACATTATTCGAGGATCATCCTTCGCGTCTGAAACGGCTACTGCACAACAAATTAAGGGGCAATACGCCTCCATCCGGCTGCGCTCAATGCAGGAGGATGTGGCGCTGTTTGCTACGGGGCTTCTCAGGCTCAAGGCGCAGGTAATTTGCACTAAGTTCCAGCCCGAAACAATTCTCATGTACGCAGCAGCGGATCAGCTTGAGCCACAAGATCAGCAGCTTGTCCCGCAAGCGTTGGCATTGCTGAAAGACAAGCCGCTACGCAATTTCCGCGTTGAAGTGGCTGCTGACTCGCTCGTTCAGCTTGACGAACAGCAAATGAAGCGGGATCGAGCCGAGTTTATTTCGGCTTTGGGATCATTCCTACGCGAAGCCTTGCCGCTTGGTACGCAAGCGCCGGAACTTGTGCCGATGATTGGCGAGACGATGAAATTCATGGTTGCCTCGTTCAAGGGTGCGCGTCAATTGGAAGGTGCGATTGACCAAGGCATCAATCAAATCGTCAACAGACCGCCGCCGCAACCGCAGCAAAATCCCGAAATGATGAAGATGCAAGCCGATCAGCAATTGCAACAGGCGAAAATGCAAGCAGAAGGGCAGCTTGAGCAAGCCAAGATGCAAGCAAACATGCAGGTTGAGCAGGCCAAATTGCAGCTTGAGCAAGCAAAAGCGCAGCGCGAAGTCGAAATCGAGCAGATGCGGGCGCAGATGGAGGCTCAGAAACTGGACTTTGAGCGGCAGAAAGCGGAGATGGAAGAACAATACAACCGCTGGAAAACCGAACTTGACGCAGCAACAAAAGTTACCGTGGCAAGGATTGGGGCTAATCCTGGCGTGGATATCCCGCTTGTTGAGGCTGCAACTGCATCCGCTGAACGTATGACTGCCGAGCTAGGAACGGGCGTGCAGATGGCGCTGCAAAACGTCGAGAAACTACAGCAAGACATGGCGGCGTTGCACGATCAGACTGCGGGCAAGATCGACAACTTGCTAAATGTCATGGCTGCGCCAAAACGTATCATTCGCGGGCCTGATGGTAAGGCTGTCGGAGTTGAAATCGCCGTATGAACGGGGGATGGGATACCGGTACATGGGATTCTGCGACGTGGGACTTTGTTCCCGTAATCGTCGATATTGATACCCATGACGGCGATAAACTGAAAGATCGCTTTGCAAGAGAAAAAGCGGTTCGGGAGGAGCGCCGCAAAGAAGTTCTTGCCTTGTATGAAAGAATTGTTGAAGGCAAGGAAGATATCCCCGAAGTTGTCGAGCCGCTGAAATACATAACCAAACAACAGATTTTGACAAGCAATCTTAATTTTGATAAATTGATTGCCGATCTTAAGAATGCTGAACAGATATGGAATCAGCATATCGAAACGGATGACGAGGAAATTCTACTACTTCTATGAGAAAACGCTGGATTTATGTAGACGGTGAAGCAATAGAAGTTGGCGAGTACCAACCGACTGCTGTGCATCATGTAATGCCTGACATTCAGCCTTATCAGTCAATGATTGATGGCTCAATGATTACGAGCCGCAGCCGACACAGGGAACACCTGCAAGCGCATGGCTGCATCGAAGTCGGCAACGAAAAGATGGAAACAAAAGTTGCGCCGGTTAAAGATAACCGCAGGGAAGTCTTAAGGCAGCAACTAGCAAATATTACGCACGCAGAAGCAAACAGGATTTTGAACAAGCTGCGCGATGACGCACGATTTACCCGCAACCCCCACAGGGAGAGATAAATGTCCGATCTGAACGCTATTGCACCCGTAGAAGATACCCGCAGAGAAAAGCTGCTGGAACAATTTGAGCAAGTTGAAAGCGCACCCGCAGGTGAGACTGTCCGCGAAGATGTTCCCCGCGACGAGCAAGGTAAGTTTGCGGCGAAAGAACCCGAACAGACAATGATGCAGCAGGCAGAACAGCCTGTTGAACAAGCAGAAGAACCGGTTTGGAAACGCCCTCCGGCATCGTGGAAAAAAGACTATCACGATGTGTGGCAGACTGCCGACGACAGGATGAAGGAATACGCCTGGCAGCGCGAAGAACAAATGAAAGCAGGGGTTCAGCCCCTGATGGAAAAAGCAAGGATTGCGGATCAGTTCCAAGAGGTTCTGAATCCGTACATGGACACCATCCGTGGGCTAAACATTGAGCCGACGCAAGCAGTTAAGGCTTTGATGGAAGCCGATCATGCACTTCGTTTTAGCGATCCGCAGCAAAAGCAACAACTTTTTATGCGGCTTGCACAGCAGTATGGTGTGACTTTGGGCGGCGAGTTGCAACAACAACCGTTTGACCCGAATATCTCAGCACTTCAACAAGAACTCAATCGAGTTCGTGGCGAGGTGATGAGTTGGAAAGAGCAGCAAGAGCAGATGCAAAATCAGTCTCTGATGGGCGAAATTAACAGTTTCGCTTTGAAGGCTGAGCATTTTGAAGAAGCGCGACCGACAATGATTTCGCTGCTGCAAAGCGGTGTGGCATCGACGTTAGAGGAAGCGTATGAAAAAGCAATACGCCTAGACGACAACCTTTATCAGCAAGTTCAGCAGAGCCGACAAGCCCAGGCTGAAACTCAGCAAAAGGTCGTAGCGAATCAAGCTGCGAAGAAGGCTAGAGCGGCAGCGGTTAGTGTCAGAAGCGCCGCACCCGGTGCGACAACGGCTACCAAAGCGCAAGATCGACGGTCTTTGCTTGCTGAACAATTTGACAGCGTAGCGGATCGACTCTAAAAACTGATAGGAGAACATAATGGCTTTCGCCAATAGTGCTATCAGCGATATCATTGCGACCAACATCCAAAGTCGTACTGGTGAACTCGCTGACAACGTTTAACATATAGACGTTATAAAACTCCGTGAATTCGGTGAAAAGCTGAGATGCCAACACCGAGCCAAGCCGCAAAGGATAACCAAGGGTTGCGGAAGGTGTAACGACTAGGACAAAGCGGAAGCTAAGTCCCACGAGCGCGGAGCGTAAGTATTAACCACAGAGGGGTATCCCAAATGGTAACGATCTACGGATTAGAAGATACGAGTACCGGCGCAGCTTATGTTGGCTGCACTTCGGGCAAGATAGGTAAAAGGATGCGCGAGCATCGAAGCCTGTTGAAAGCCGGAAAACATACTTCTAGACGGTTGCAAGAAGCGTGGAACGATCACGCCGGTTTGTTTCAAATGAAAGTGCTTGAAACGATGCCAGCAGATGTATTAGTGATTGAGAAGCGCGAGCGTGAGTTGTCTTGGATGAAGCATTACAGGGTGCAAGATTTATTGCTAAACGAAAATGAATTGTCGTTTAGACCCCCTGCGGATGCGCCAAAAAAGGCAGCGGCGGCGCGTGTAGCGAATGGCTACCGACCGAACGCAGAAAGCAACTTGAAACGCAGATTGGCGCAGCTTGGAAAACCGAAAGGTCATGGCGCAAAGATTAGCGCTACCAAGCAAGCGAAAAACTTACGATGAGATAGTCTGCTCTGCATAGAAGAAAATATGCAGGAGCCTTGGATAAAGAGCCAAGGACATGAACAAAAGGACAAATAACAACGCCCTGTTGCGCCGATTGAAGGAACGCGGAAACGTCAAGACCTTCTCGGGCGGTAACGTAATTTTGCAAGAAATTATGTATAACGACTCGGCTACCAACAACACGAACAGCTATAGCGGCTATGAAGTGTTGAACGTGTCGCAAAACAGCCCGATCTCTGCGGCGCAATTCTCAATCACTCAGTACGCATCGGCAGTTTCGATCAGCGGCCTAGAAATGATTCAGAACAGCGGCAAAGAAGCAATCATCGACCTGCTGGATGGTCGTATGGCTGTTGCCGAGGCTCAAATCGCTAACCGTATCAGCGGCGACCTGTACCTTGACGGCACTGGTAACGCAGGTAAGAACCTGACCGGCTTGGGCGCTGCTGTGCCTGATAGCCCGTCAACCGGTACTTACGGCGGCATTGATCGTGCTACTTGGTCGTTTTGGCGCTCGGTTGCTTATTCCGGCGTGTCGAATGGCGGCGCGGCTGTTTCGGCTTCCAACATCCAGCAATACATGGATGCGGTTGCGGTTCAGTTGATCCGTGGTACTGATAAGCCTGATCTGATCGTGGCTGACAACAATTACTATCGTCTGTACCTGCAATCGCTGCAAGCGATCCAGCGTATTACCGATAGCGGTTCGTCGATGGCTGGTGCTGGTTTTGCCTCGCTGAAATACTTTGGCGCTGGTATGGCTTCAGATGTGGTGCTGGATGGTGGTATCGGTTCTTCTGCAACCGCTAACCATATGTTCTTCCTGAACACCAAATATCTGATGTTCCGTCCGCACGCTGATCGTAACTTTGTTCCTATCGGTGGCGAGCGCCAGGCTGTGAACCAAGACGCCATTGTTAAACTTATCGGGTGGGCAGGCAACCTCACCTCTAGCGGCCCGCAGTTCTGCGGCGTGCTGATTGCTTAAGGAGAAAATAACATGCCTACTTTCAGCGTAAGTAATACCGCAGGTGTGACCCTGACGAACGTGGATTCGACTTCGCAATTCACGACCGGTACGGTTGTTAACCTGTCCGACGGCGGTCAAGCCGTATATGTCCAAGCTCTGTCTGAAATCAGCACCTATGCGGCTGTCGCAGTCTATGACACCCAAAAGGCGCAGATGATGACCACCACGCTCGCAGCAACTTGCAAGCGCGTTGGTTTCGCTCAGACTTCAATCGCTTCGGGCTATTACGGCTGGGTGCAACTGGGCGGCAAGGTGATGGTTAACCTGGCTGCTAACTGCGCTCCGAACGTGCCGCTCTACACCACGGCAACCGCTGGCGTGCTGGATGACGCTGTTGTTTCGGGTGGCGCGGTGTTTGGCCTCGTTGCAACTTCCTCGATTTCTAACGCGACTGCTGTTACCTGCATTGCAGGTTACCCGCACATCGCTTCAGGCATCGCAGGTACTTAATGCACAAACTGGAAATCTCTGTGCAGGCTGCTGGTACGCCTGACGAAAATTCAGCGTATATCCGCTCTGCGCTTGCGCGGGGACTTCCGGAGCTACAACCCGCTCCCGCTCGGCACGATGGAACACTTGTGCTCGTCGGGAGTGGGCCATCCATGCCCGAGTTTGTTGATGAGATACGACAACAACGCGAGCAAGGCAGGACTATTTGCGCTATCAAGGGCGCACACGATTTCCTATGCGACAACGGCATAGAGCCTGATTTGTGGGTAGATCTTGATCCACGAGACAGAACTAATTGCATTCAGAAAAAGAACGATCACACGGTTTACATGGTAGCTTCGCGCTGCCCGCCGGTGATGTTTGATTGGTTGGCTGATAAGAACGTGCTGCTATGGCACTCTTGGTCACAAGATGCTGAATGTGAAGCGATAGGCAAAAGGCTTGCAGTAGGCGGCGGTACGACTTCCGGCCTACGAGCTATAAACATTGGTTACTTGCTAGGCTTTCGCAAGTTCATACTGTATGGCTATGACTCGTGCATCCGTGAAGATGGAACAAAAAGATTCACGGGCGAGAAAGCAGGCAAGACTATTGAAATCTTTGTCGGCGAAGCGCCGCACCGTAAGCGGTTTGTAAGCAACATGGCAATGGCGCAACAGGCAAACGAGTTCCAACTTGTGTTTACTGTCATGCCGGACATTACGATAGAAGCGCGGGGGGATGGGCTGATAGCCGAAATCCTGCGGGTTAGGAGCGAATGGAAAATCGCCGCGTGACGTTTATTCATGCTGGCGGTGCTGACATGGCATCGTACAGACTGAGGGCGGCAATGCCTTCAGCGTATTGCGGTTATCACTCAAGACTGAATGCTAGGGGCGCGGATATCACGGTTTTTTCCAAACCGCAGCCCGATGAAATAGTGATGTTTGAGCAGGTGCAAGCTAGGGGCGCAAAAGCAGTCGTAGATATTTGCGACGATCATTTTTCGCACCCCAAGCTAGGGGAAATTTATGTTGAAATGGTGCGAAAAGCTGATGCAGTGGTGTGTCCGACTGCGGAAATGGCGCGACGAATTCGCCAGGTTGCGGAAAGGGATGCCCAAGTAATACCCGACACTTGGGAGAACAGCGGACAACCCCATGCCGAGGGCGGCAAATTCTTGTGGCTCGGGCATCAACTAAACTTGCCGGAAATTCTGCCCTATGTGCCAATGTTGAAGCGTTACGACATGGCTTACTGCACCGGCCCGAATGAGGTAATGGAATACATCCCTTGGTCGTCAGCAGCGCAGGAAGATTTGTTACGGCAACGCAATGTTGTTATCTTGCCAAGTAAAGAACAAACCTACAAAAGCGCGAACCGGCTCATCAATGCGATCATGGCGGGTTGCTTTGTAATAGCGAGTAAGATTGATATAAACAAGGAATTTAGGCACTTTTGTTACCTTGGGCCTGTTAAGGGTGGTTTGCAGTTCGTTGATGCCTACAAGAGCGAATTAAACGCCTTTGTAAGGGCGGGGCAGCAATACATCCAGCAGCACTATTCACCGGAAACCTTGGGGCGCAAATGGAAAAGCGTGTTCGACTCCATTTAGGCGCGGGTGACAGGTCTTGGCCTGGCTGGATCAATGTAGATTGCATTGGGGATCAGGATTTAATCTCGGATGTAACGAAACTTGACTTGCCGGATGACTATGCCGACGAGATTTCAGCTATCCATTTGTTTGAGCATATTCCCACGCCAAAAGTGAAACAAACCTTACTTGAATGGCTGCGGGTGCTAAAGCCGAATGGTCAGTTGTCGCTCGAAATGCCTTGTTTGGATAACATCGTCGCGTTATGGAATCAGGGCGTAAGAAACGATGACCTGATAGGGCGAGCGTTGTTCGGAATGCCCGAACCTGATACGATGCGGCATCATTGGTGCTACTCTAAGCAGCAAATCGGAAACTTAATGACGGAAGCGGGTTACAAAATGGTGCGTTTTGAAGAACCATTTTTTCATGTGCCGCAGCGTGATTTGCGCGTTTTGGGGTTTAAATGAGCATCCCAAGCCGCGTTTTAGGATCAGGCGTAAGCCAACTTTCGACTGTCTCAATTTGCGGCGACGGCAAGGATGACATTGTAGCTGCGGGATCAACGCGCAGCGATGCAACGCAATTAACAGCGGTCTATAATTCTGTTGACACTGTAACAGCAGGAACGGGCGTAAGGCTTCCCCCGACCGAAATGGGCGCTGTAATTTTTGTTGCCAATTCCGGCGCTAGTACGTTGAAAGTTTATCCCTATGAATCAACGTCAACAATGAATCAGGGTACTTCAGCAAGTATCAGCAAAGATCACACAAGCATTTTTTTTGCAGTAAGTAATAGCCTTTGGTACAGCATCAACGGCACGAAAACCTAATCCCCACAGGAGAGAAAAATGCCACTCGATTCAGATATCAACAATGCAGACTCGCAGCTTTACGTTGAGTTTTATACGTCCGAAAAAGACCCCTACAAGGGAAGGCCGTTTGTCCGAATCATTGTGCCTGGCGACAAAACCACGGTTATTGATCAGCCGGTGCGGGATGACCATAAAGAAAGGTTTCCGCGCCAGTGGCTGCATTTCCAAATGCAAAACAACGATGGGCCGGTTATTGGCACGCCGCTGAAAGATTGGTTTCAAGATCGTCCGGACGAATTGACGGACAACCAACTGGCTGAATTGCAGATTCTGAAGTTTCAGACGGTTGAACAAGTTGCAACGGCAAGCGATAATCAGCTTCAACGGATCGGCATGGGTGGCGTGGGACTGCGCGAACGTGCCCGCAATTACTTGTTAAACAAGAATCAAAGCGTTTCGAGTAGCGAGTTGGAAGCAACCCGCGCACAGCTTGAAGAACTTAAGGCGCAGATGGCGATGCTCTTAGAGCAGCGCAAGCCTGGCCGACCGAGGAAAGAGAATGTCAACGACAACGATGCTGGAGTTAGTGCAGCAAGTAACTAACGAGCTTGGCGTTGCAACCCCGACAAGCGTAGCAGGAAACACGAACCAAGACGTTATCCAAATTCTTGCGTTGATGAACGCAAACGGATACGAGTTTCTCCGTCGCCACGCTTGGCGGGAACTGACAAAGCAGCACACGTTTTATACGCAATACATTACGACAACCGGCACTTGGACGACCGCCGCCCGCACGATCACAATGGCATCGACTGCGGGACTTGATACGACGTATCAGGTTCAAGGCACAGGCATCAATCAGAACACCTATATCGTTTCTGTAGACTCAGGAACGCAAGTCACAGTCAATCAAGACTTTTCTGCAAGCGCCACAGGTGCTACAGCGTACTTTCAGAAAATCAAATACTCGCTTCCCTCTGATTACGAAAGCCTTGTCCCGCGCACGATGTGGGACAAATCCAAGCATTGGGAAATGCTAGGCCCTGAAGATGCACAGCAATGGGAATGGTTGCTGTCGGGCTATATCTCGACTGGCCCGCGCATCCGTTGGCGTTTGCTAGGTGCGTATTTCCAAATTTGGCCGGGTATGTCTACGGCTGAATATCTAGGTTTTGAGTATCGCAGCAAGGGTTGGGCGGCTGCTGCTGATGGCACAGTCAAGAACTCATTCACTGCTGACAGCGACACTTGCATCTATCCTGATCGGTTGATGGTCAACGCTACTAAGCTGAAGTATTTTGAGGCTAAAGGCTTTGACACTACAGCGATGATGCGTAATTTCCTGACGGAAATGGAAGCCGCGAAAGCGCTTGATATGTCGTCGGCTAATCTGTCGCTCGCACCGCGTCCAGGCACAGTCCTGATCGGTTACGACAACATTCCCGATTCGGGCTACGGTACAAACTGATGGCAATCAGCGCACGCCGCAGGATGATGGTGCAAGGCACAGCCGCGCAAGTGGCTTCCTTGCCTGCGCCTATCGGTGGTTGGAATGCCCGCGATTCGCTTGCCAACATGGAGCCAACCGACGCGGTACAGCTTACGAATATGTTCCCGACTGTTTCAAGCGTCAATCTGCGGGGCGGCTATCAGCAGTTTGCAACGGGAATCACAGGGCAAGTCGAAAGCCTGTTTAACTATTCGGGCGGCTCGGCTGAAAAACTGTTTGCAGTCGCTGGCGGCAAAATTTATGACGTTACCGCAGGCGGTGCTGTTGGCGCTGCTGTTGTCTCAGGACTGACTAACAGCCGGTGGGAGTACGTCAACGTCTCTACGCCTGGCGGTTCGTTTATGTATGCTGCAAATGGCGTCGATGCGCCCTTGCTATACAACGGCACGACATGGACTTCGATTACAGGGGCTTCGACTCCTGCAATCACGGGCGTTACAACGACAACGCTTGACGATGTGACGCTGTTTAAGAATCGAGTGTGGTTCATTCAAAAGAACACCCTCAAAGCATGGTACTTGCCGACTTCTTCAGTTGGTGGCGCTGCTGAGCAGTTTGACTTAAGTTCAATTTGTCGCTTTGGTGGCTATCTTGTATCAATCGGCACATGGACAATTGACGCTGGTTATGGCGCTGATGACAATTTGGTGTTTGTCACTAGCACAGGCGAGGTGGTTGCTTATCGCGGAACTGATCCGGCTTCGGCCTCAACATGGGCATTGATCGGTGTGTGGAAGCTAGGCACTCCGATTGGTAAGCGTTGCATGTTCAAGTATTCGGGCGATCTGCTGATTTTGACCCTCGACGGTTTGTATCCGCTTGCGTCTGCGGTGCAAAGTTCGCGGCTTGATCCAAGGATTGCGCTATCTGACAAGATACAGGGCGCATTTGCGGCTGCAACTAGGACATATCAAAACAACTTCGGCTGGCAAATTTTGTACAACGCAAAAAACAATGCGTTGTTTGTCAATGTGCCGGTATCCGAAGGCTCTCAGCAGCAGCAGTATGTAATGAACAACATTACAAAATCATGGTGCAACTTTACAAACTGGAATTCTAACTGTTGGGAAATCTTCAACGATGACCCTTACTTCGGTGGGAATGGTTTTGTAGGTAAGGCGTGGACGCTGGACTATCAGGACAATTCAGCAAACATCCAAGCAAACACCCTGCAAGCATTCAACTATTACGGTTCGCGTGGCGTTAAGAAGTATTTCACCCGCGCAAGACCTAGCATTTTCACGAATGGACAACCTGGAATTTTTGTCGGCATGAACGTCGATTTCGACATTCAAGATACGACCGCTGCGCTTTCTTATAGCCCGCAGACTTATGGTGTTTGGGGCACATCGCTATGGGATGTTGGCTTGTGGGGTTCGGATTCAACGATTACAAACAACTGGCAAGGCATTACCGGCATAGGTTACTGCGGCGGCATTCAGATGAAAAGCGCAAGCGGTGGCATTCAAATTGAATGGGCATCAACTGACGTTGTGTATCAAACCGGATGGGCAGGTATATGAAGATCATTACCGAGCCGAAAGAACTCATCGGGCGCTATGTTGCAAGCAAACAGGGGCGCTCTGCGGATTGGGGCTTGTTCGTTGCGTTTGGGCTAGTCAATGATGACGAGGAATTGATAGCTGGCGTGGTGTTCAATGGTTATATTGCGCCGAACATCATGATGCACATTTCAGCGGATGCAATTACACCAGGCTTTATTTCGACGGTAATGCACTATGCTTTTGTAAAAAACAACTGTAAGCGTGTCACAGGAATCATTGACAAGCGAAACAAAAAATCTCGGCGGTTCGCTCATCACTTAGGTGCAAAGTTGGAGGGTGTGATGCGTGATGCTGGCGAACATGGCGATTTGTGCATTTATGGATTGATGAAAAGCGATGCTGAAAAATGGATTCAGCCGCGCTACATGAAGAAACTGGAGGCTATATGGGCGGCATAGTAAGCAGCATTTTTGGTGGTTCGCAACCGGCAGCACCGGCAGTTCCTGATTATGCAGGAGCGGCGCGAGAACAAGGCGCTGCCAATGAAGCTACTGCAAAGCTGCAAGGCTATATCAACAATCCGAATGTATACACGCCTGCGGGTTCGCAAATTGTCACGTTTGGCGAGAATCAACAGCCCACAATTCGGCAGACGCTCACTCCAACTGCACAAGAAACATTTGAAACGCAACAACGGGTTCAAAAGCTGTTGGCAAGCCTTGGTGAAACGGGCGGCAAAACAGCACAAAACGTTATCAGCAACGCTTTTGCGCCAACTGGTACGGCAGGACAAGGATTGCAAACCCGTCTTGATTTGTCCAACCTAGCGCAGATGCCTGTCAATGCGGGCACTACAGGCCAGCAGGCAATCATGGCGAGGCTTGAGCCGCAACTGCAACGCAGACAAGCATCATTAGAGAATCAGTTAATCAATCAGGGCATCACGCCAGGATCAGAAGCCTATCGGACTGCACAGACGCAAGAAGCGCAGAACCGTAACGACTTGTTGAGCCAAGCTGCATTGCAAGGGATTAGCCTTGACACAGGCGCACGCGCTCAAGGATTCAATGAGCAGCAAGCACAAATGGCAGCACAGAATGCCGCACAGCAGCAAGAACTATCTCGGCAGTTGGCAATGCGTCAACAACCGTTGAATGAAATTACCGGACTGTTATCGGGTTCTCAAATTCAGATGCCGCAATTCCAAGGCTATCAAGCCGCCCAAGTTGCGCCCGCTCCAATCATGGCAGGAGCGCAAGCAGCAGGGCAAGCGGCTATGAATCAATATGGCATCCAACAATCGCAAGCCAATGCAAACCAAGCAGGATTAACTGAGCTTCTTGGTGCGGGACTTGGCGCTTACTCTTACAATCCGACTGCTGTTAAAGGTTTGTTTGGTTTCTAATTGAGGTTAAAAAATGGCTGAACAAATTAGCTTCACCTTGCCAAATCCGTATCAAGCGGAACAGGCCGATATTGCGCGTCGTCAAAAGATGGCTGAGATTATGCAGCAGCAAGCATTCCAGCCTGCTGAGACGTTTAGCTATGGCGGCATACAGGCTCGCACTTCGCCGCTAACGGGGCTTGCAAAGATGCTGCAAGGCTATGTAGCCGCTAAGACGCAAAAAGATTTAATTGAAGAACAGAAAACACTAGGCGAAAAAGCACAACAACAAAATGCGTCCGATTTGACCACGCTATTTGCCCACATGAAAGGGCAAGAAGCATTGCCCGAACGTGCGCCAGCAACGCCGCATGACGATGAAGGAAACTTCATGCCGAATCAACCGGCAGTGGCTGCGCGTGCGCCTGGAACGGTTGACCCCAGTTTGTTGGCTAGTTTGCGTGATCCGCAAGCGCGGCAGCTTGCTATGTCGCAGTTGCTTTCACAGATGACCCCGAAAGCACCGATAGCAGTCAAAGAAGGCGAAACGCTGATTGATCCGCGCACGCTGAAACCGGTATTTAATATGCCAAAGCCCGACAAGATCAGGGAAACAAAGATTCTCGACGAAAACGGTGTGCCGACTTTGTTTGGCATTACAGAATCCGGCGAACGTAAAAATCTCGGCCCTGCACAGCAAGTTATTTCGCCTGATACAGCAGCGCGATTGACGCAAGAAAAGTCACTTGCAGATCGAGCGTTTAACAGCCTTTCTGCTTCACAGCAGCAACAAGCAAGACAAGACGCGCAACGACTTGGAATCAGCCTTGAAGATTTGAAGCTGCGGCAATGGCAAGCGCAAAACCCTGCCATGGGTTATCACGAGACAGAAAGCGGTGCAGTTGCATTCAATCCACGCACAGGTACAGCAACGCCTGTTTTGACGCCTTCTGGCACGCCCTTGCAAAGTGGCAAATCATTAACCGAAAGCCAAGGCAAAGCAACAACGTTTGCAACTCGCGCTGCTGAAGCAGATGAAATTCTTAACACCGTCGGACAAGGCGGCAAAGTTCAACCCGGCTTGATAAAACGTACAGCAGAATCAATTCCTTTCATTGGTGAGGGGTTGGGCACTGTATTAAACGCAACGCAAAGTTCTGAACAACGGCGCGTAGAACAAGCGCAACGCAACTTTGTAAATGCAATCCTTCGTCAAGAATCCGGCGCATCAATTAGCCCCTCTGAATTTGCAAGCGCGCAAAGACAGTATTTCCCGCAACCTGGAGAAGATGCGGAAACAATTGCTCAAAAAGCGGCAAACCGACGCACAGCGATTGCAGGTATGGCGGTTCAAGCAGGGCCAGGAATGCAACGAATGCAGCAAATGCGCCAACAAACGCAGCAACCAATGCGAGCCAGGAATCCGTCAACAGGTCAAGAGATTATCTCGACCGATGGCGGTCAAACATGGCAACCCGTACAAGGAGCACAGTAATGCCTTTGCCACCGGGGTTTGAACTTGTAGAGCAGTCCAAGTTGCCCGAAGGTTACATAATGGTAACTGGCGCAGATAGGGAAGAATCGCCCTCTATGCGTGCAGGGCGTGCATCGATTGAATCAGAAGGCGGGCGCGATATTGCGGCAATTGCTTCTGCTATGCAAGGGCCTACGTTTGGCTTCCTTGACGAGCTTGCGGGCGCAGGTGCGGCGGCGTTTGGTGCGCCATTTAGCGATAAGTCGATGGGTGAGCGGTACAAGTCTGCCCGAGACTACGTTCGCGGCATGACTGAGCAATTTGGCAAGGAATACCCTATTACTGGCGCAATCACGCGAGGCATGACAGCAGCGCCCACGGCATTGATTCCGCTAGGTGCTGCACCGCAAGCGGCTACCATGATGACTCCTGCGGCGCGAATTGCTCAAGCCTTGAAAGGCGGCGCAATTACCGGTGCGGTTGGTGGATTGGGAGAATCTACAGCTAAAGACGTAAGCGGCATGGCTGGCGATGTAGCACAAGGCGCGGCAATAGGCGGCGGCTTGGGCGCGGCAGGTCAAGCAACGGGCGGGGCTTTGGGTGCTGTTGGCGGTCAAATTGCGCAACGCATGATGCCGCCAGTAGCACAAGACGCAGCCAGAATGCGGCTTGCTGAAGCGTTGTTTAGGGACGTGCCTCGCGGTTCAGTCTTTGAGCAGCCTGGATCGTTAAGCACTCCGGCCACTAGAGGCATGGCAAGGCTTGAAACGCTCGGGCCTGAGGCTCGTATCGCTGATGTGGGTGGTCAGAGTACGACCCGCCTTGCTGATGTGCTGGCGACCCTTCCTGGCAAGGCTAAAGAGACAATGGAGCGGGCTATCCGTGAGCGTCAAGCCGGACGACCGGGCAGGATCGTAGGTGCGGCAGAAGAAGCCACAGGATTAGGCCAAGGTTTCAAGGCAACCGAGGAAGCATTTATTGCAGAGCAAGCAGCAAAAGCAGCGCCGCTGTATCAGCAACTGCAAGGAATGTCGGTTCGGGTTGATGACAGTCTTTTTAAACTGATTCAACGTGCGCCGGACTCTTGGAAGGCTGCACAGGATTTGGCTCGTCGTGAAGGCAAAACCCCGCTAGATTTGTTCAAAATCAAGCCGGGCGATGACCTATCGTTTGAGGCATTGGATACGCTGAAAAAAGCATTGTGGACTATTGGCGAAAAAGAGAAAGTCAATTTCAAAGCTACAGCAGAAAGCCGAGCGACTGACAGTCTACGCAATGAACTGACGCGCAAACTTGACGAACTGTCGCCAAAAGACAAAAACGGCAATTCAATTTACAAAATGGCGCGGGATGCGTTTGCAGGCCCTGCTGAAGCACAAGCAGCATTGCAGCGTGGTCGAGAAATATTCCGCGAAGATGTGGTCGACTTGCCGTCAATCATTAAGGGAATGTCTCCTGGCGAGCTAGAAGCCTTTAGGATTGGAACGATTCAAGCAATCCGCGACAAAGCGGGCACAGAGGGCGGGCAAACTACTCTGTTGAAGATGTGGAAAGAATCCAAAACAAGCGATCCGCTACGCATGGCATTTGGCGATGATTTCCGACGGTTTTCTGCTGAGATTGCAAAAGAAGGCAAGTTAAAGCAGATGGAAAGTGTCGGACGAGGATCGCAGACAGCATCAAGATTAGCAGCGGCAGAGGAATTGGGCGCAGCGGGCGACCTTGGGCGCGGTGCGATGGATGTTACACGCGGGAATCTTATGGGCGCGATGCAGAACTTTGGCAATGCGTTGTCGGCTAGGCAAATGCCCGAACCAACGCGCAATAAACTTGCTGAACTGTTAATGAAGCAAGGGCCAGCAGCAAAGATGGAACTGCAAGACCTTGATCGGTTCATTCAGCAAATTAACGCACAACGCGCAAGGCGTGCGGGTATTACGGGCGCAGCAACAGGACAAGCAACTACGCAAGGGGCACAGCAATGAGCTACAACGGCAGCGGTACTTTTCAAATCAATACAACGGGGCAGCCTGTTGTAGCTGGCACAGTCATTTCCTCGACGGCGTTTAATGCGCTGACTTCGGACTTGGCAAACGGTCTCTCGACTGCAATCACGAAAGACGGTCAAACGACTGTAACAAACAACATCCCTATGAGTGGCTTCAAGATCACAGGTCTTGGTGCTGCTACAGTTGGGACTGATGCGGTTCGCTATTCGCAGATTCAAGGCGGCGCAGATAAGCTGGTGACTGTAACGGGTACGGATACCCTTACTGGCTCGATGACTCCCGCGCTCACGGCTTACGCTGCGGGCAATCAATTTTCGTTTGTTGTAGCCAATACGAATACCGGCGCGGTAACGATCAACATTGACGGCAATGGTGCTAAATCCATCACGCGCACAGGATCAACGGCGCTAGTTGCTGGCGACATGGTTGCCGGTCAAGTTGCGCTAATTGAGTATGACGGAACGCGCTTTCAACTGCTGAACGGTAACAGCTTTACGAATCTGAATGTTTCAGGCAATGAGACTATCGGCGGAACGTTGACCTATGGCGGTGTGACGCTGACCGGCGCAGTAACTGGCACTGGCAAAATGATGTTGGATACTAGCCCGACGGTAAATAATCCGACCGTTACCAACTATGTCGAAAGCGTTGTCGCAATTGGCACTGTTACATCGTCCAACACTATCGCGCTGACTAACGGAACTGTTCAGACTGCTACGCTAACCGCGTCCACAGCTTGCACGTTTACCATGCCAACTGCTACTGCTGGCAAGTCTTTTGTCTTGTTACTTAAGCAAGCAGCGTCGACGGGCAATGGTACTGCGACATTTACTGGCGTGAAGTGGGGTACTGCGGGCGCTCCAACGATTACCGCAACCGCTGGAAAAATGGACATTCTGACCTTCATCGCTGACGGAACGAACTGGTACGGCAGCATTGCTCAAGGATACACTCCATAATGTTTGCAGCAAAAAACTTTTTGTTGGCGGGTGGCCCTAGGTCTTTTTCTGCTGATTTTTTGGTGGTTGGCGGGGGTGGTGCTGGCGGCAATACTGGTGGCGGCGGTGGTGCGGGTGGATTTAGAGAATTGTTATCCCAATCGTTGCTTGCTGGCGTTGCGTATACAGTAACAGTTGGCGCTGGAGGAACAACCAACGGCGCAAGCCTTCGCGCTGGATCAGGCTCTAATTCCGTGTTCAATACCATTACATCGGCAGGTGGCGGTGGCGGTGGTTCATACGGAAACCCAACAAGCAGTTCAATTGCTAATGGCGCAAATGGCGGTTCGGGCGGTGGTGGCGCATTCGGCGACAACCCAACCACAAACGGCGCTGGTGGATCAGGAAACACGCCTTCAACTAGCCCAAGCCAAGGTAACAACGGCGGGGCAAACACAGGATTAAAAAGCGGAACTATTCAGCAAGGTGGTGGCGGTGGTGCGTCGGCTGTTGGCACGTCGGGCGGCGCAGGCGGTGCGGGAAATGGCGGCGATGGCAGCACGTCCACAATTACAAGTAGCATTTACGCAGGCGGCGGCGGTGGTGGCTCGGACATTAGAAACTACAGTCCAGGCACAGCAGGAACGGGCGGCGGTGGAGCAACGACCAACGGGCCAGGCAATAATGGAACTGCCAACACCGGCGGGGGTGGCGGCGGCGGCGGCTATGATGGTGGTTTTAGAAACGGCGGCAGCGGTGGATCGGGCGTAGTCATCATCAAAATTCCTAATACCTATACCGCAACTTTCTCCGGTGGTGTGACGCAGACATCTACTACTAGCGGCGGGTTTAAAATTTATACTGTGACTGCTACATCGACAACTAGCGAAACTGTGACATTTAACTAATCAAACGGAGATTTTAAAATCGCACACTTTGCAAAACTTGATGAGAACAATGTCGTAATTTTCGTTACTGTAGGTCGTGACGAGGATGACGGCAAAGAGGCAGAACTGACTGCCCGAACTGGCGATGTTTACAAGCAGACTTCCTATAACACCCACGGCGGTGTTCACGCCCTCGGCGGTACGCCATTCCGCAAAAACTACGCGGGGTTGGGCTATACCTATGACGCACAGCGCGATGCGTTTATTCCTCCGCAGCCGTACCCGTCCTGGCAGCTAAATGAGGACACTTGCCTATGGAATGCGCCAGTTCCGATGCCGACTGATGACAAGCGGTATTCGTGGGACGAAGCTACTACGTCATGGGTGCAAGCATGAAGCTGATTCGTCTGACCAACGCTACCAAGGGCCGCATCGGTGAAGGCTTGATTTTGAACACCGAGGCGATGATGTCGTTCTTTGAGAATCAACAAGAAGATGGCACAAAAGTTTCAGTAGCATTCGGCATGAATGGCAATTCTTGGGAGGTGCAAGAATCCATTGATGAAATCATGGAAATGATAAATGGAGCCTGATCTCGCCTCAAAGTTTCTTGCTCATGAAGCCGTTTGCGCGGAGCGATGGAAAGAATCCATCCTTCGCATCAAGCGGTTGGAATCCATTCTGTTAGCCTGTGCTGGCTCAATCATTCTTTTACTGCTGCACTTGGTCACTAAAGCAGGAAGCTAAATGAACTGGCAAGACGTTCTCAAAGCGATTATTCCTATTGTGGTGGCAGCGCTTGCATGGCTGTTAGGGCAAGTGTCTGAATTTTCGACTCGCTTAACCAAGATAGAAGGATCAATGCCTGCTTTGATTACGCCAGCCGGTACGCCGACTGACAGCCCAATTTCTGCTGAAGCGCGGCACAGATTGAAAGAAGAAATTTACAAAGACATACATGATTTGCAAGTCCGAATTAAGCTAATGGAAGAAAGAGCGAGGATTTATGCAAAATGATCGACCCTGTAAGCATCGGAGCAGCGTTTGCCGTAGCTAAAACTTCGGTCGCCTTTGTCAAAGAGGCGATCAACATGGGCAAGGAAATCCGTGATTGCTACGGTGAACTGTCTAAGTTTTTTACGGCGCAAGGTCAGATTGAAAAAGCTGCCAAACAAGTCGAGGCGGCAAAAGCATCCCCAAAGCCTGATGATCCTAAAGAGGCAGCAGCGCAAGAAAGTGCTTTGTCTCAGGCTTTCACCATTGTCATGCAGCGCAAGCAAGCAAGGGAGTTTGAGCGCGAGCTGCACGATATTTTCGCGATGAAAGCCGAGCTTGAATTATATCGAGAGCTGTGCCAAGAACGTGACAGGATTAGCGGCGAGCAGGACGAAGCAAATCGAGAGGCTATCCGTAAAGCCAGGTTAGCCAAAGATCGCGCTGCAAGGAAAAAAGAAGAATTTGAGCAAGCCTTGATGACTGCGGGAATTTTTGTATTCCTCGGCATTGGCGGCATCATCGTATTCGTTGCAATCTACTTTAGGGGCTGAAATGCTATCTCTTATCTCAAGTTCTCTTTCGTTCCTAATGGGTGGTTTGCCGTCGATCTTGTCGTTCTTCCAAGACCGAGCCGACAAAAAGCACGAAATTGCCTTAGCGCAAATGCAGATTGAGCGGGAACTGGAGCTAAAGAAAGCCGGTTTTGAGCTTGAGAAGCAAATTGAGGAAATCAAGACCGAGCAGATCAAGGTGCAGGCGCAAAGCCGTACCGAGGAATTAGCCGTTCAGTCGCAGCAAGTCGCGGTAACCGAGAAAATCGCCCTCCTACAGCACGACACGGACAGCGCGAAGGGTGCTAGTCAATGGGTGGTCAATGCACGCGCTATGGTGCGTCCTGGCATCGCCTATGGCATGTTTCTGCTGTTGGTGTTTGTGGATGTATTCGGCTTCCTGTATGCCTTCAAAACGGGCGTGGCGTTTGATGTTGCGCTCAACAACTTGTGGGATGACGACTCGCAGATCATTTTCAGCAGCATCATTGCTTTTTACTTTGGCGGCCAGGCTTTTAAGCGATGAAAGTTTCGCCGCTGTGCCTCAAGCTCATAGAACACCATGAGGGCGTGCGTTACAAACCTTACCGATGCCCTGCAAATTTGTGGACTATTGGTGTTGGGCATGTCATGTATCCCGATCAGGCTAAATTGACAATGGCTGACCGGCTGAAAGTAGACTTACACCCCGAAGATAATAGGGTGTGGAGCAAGGAGGAGGTCTATGCAATTCTTGCAAGCGATTTGGCTAGATTTGAGCGCGGCGTTACCCAGTATTGCGGCGAGCTTACCCAAAGTAAATTTGATGCTCTCGTGTGCTTTGCTTTCAATCTTGGTTTGGGAACACTACAGCGCAGCACCCTCCGTCAAAAGGTGCTGCGCCGGGATTATGAGGCGGCTGCGGCTGAGTTCATGAAGTTTACCAAGGCAGGCGGCAAAGTCCTGCCAGGGTTGGTCAAGCGTCGAACTGATGAGGCGCGGCTTTTTTCTTCATTACCCAACGATACTGCTGTTCACTCATAACCCGCTGTTCAGTCTCGGGGCATGAATTGACTTTGCACCACATGACTTTATCGCCGGTTTTGAAAGCAACGTCACACACTTTGCAGCGTTCGTAATTTTCCATTTTGATCCTTTTGCTTGTCGTGAAATTCGATCTTCAGTTCAGCGACTGCCACGAGAAGATCATTAGTCAAGGCAGAGGCTTTCCACCATTGTTTAGAAAGCGCAGCATTGTGTATTTCCTTGCGTAGCCTATCGACTTCAAGAATGCTTTCTGAGTAGTCTTTCATGTTGCGATCCATACAATAGCGCCAATGATGGCAATGCCTAGTCCCATCATCATCACAGCAGCGCAGGAATCTTCAAGCCATGTGCGTTTGTCGTTGATAGGATCACAAAACGCAATGAACACAGCAAACGATACTGCAATCATAAACAAGCCTCCCCAAAAGATCATTTTTTCACCTTTGTAAGATGGTAACGCTCACGGCATAGCACGCGGTGGCACTCTTTGCACCAAGACGAGAGCGTTTTGTATTCGGTCAAGTTGAAATCGTTGGGCGGCTTCATCTCTTGGCATTTCGTGCATTGTGCCGGGTGTTCCTTCAGCCGCCAGCGTCGCTGCTTCCTCATTTTCCAATTCCTTCAGTTTCTTGTAATTGATGCGCCATATCATGTGTTTGGCGCGGGTTTTGCTGTTCCACTGAAGCTGCAAACCCATGCGTAACACTAGACCATCGCGCACCATGCCTGTCATGTAACGGGTGATATTTCCAGCATCATCATTAAGAACAAGGGCGATGTTGGTGGCGGTGAGTTCCATTTCCCTACGCAGAACCTCCTGCATCCCTTCGATGATTTGACGGGCGCGGGGTTTCAGAGTTTGGGAAGGCACGTTACATCCACCACAGACGGCACTAGCTGATTATTGACTTTGCGCTTTGTGCTAATGACTACAGGGCGCATACCGGCTTTTTCGCATTCACCGATACCGTTGATAACTTCAAGCCTAGACAGCGGCGGCACTTCTTTTTCCACTTGCAGGCTAGAGATAGCTTCGGGAACGGTGTTGCTTGCGGTAGGCTGCAATGATGCACATCCGCTAAAAATGATGACTGCAAAGCAAAGTAAGGTTTTCATTTGGCTACCTGTATTAAAGTTTCGCCCTGTTGCTGGCGGGCGCGGTTAAAAATAACGCTAACGTCTGTATGACTAGATTTTGTCGGCGTGAAATGCCCGTCAAGAATGTAGAGATTTCTTTCCCGCAGGTACTTGATGCACTGTTTGCGTTGTTCGTCGTAGCGTCGTGGATCGTGCGGCTTCCAGTTCGATACGTCGATCAAATCAGGTTGTAGCGCGTCGTAGGTCATCATCCAATTGATTGCATCGGCTAGTCTCATTCTTCGTCCTCCGGTAAGAATCTGCGGCGTGCAGGGTTGTTTTGCCAAAAGTAAAGATTGAATCGAAAGTTACGGCGTTGCTCTGATGTGATGTGATGCGTAAAGTAGTTTTGAGTGTCGTCATACATGGCTTTTATCAATTGCTTTTTAAATCTATCGCCATCCATGCCGATCATTTCAACGTAGTGTTTTGCTCCCTCCATCAAGAACATCATTGCATCCATTGCTTTGTCTTGCGAAACGGGCACTTTGTGCCTTGATGAATCTTTACGTTTGACCGGCTTGAGGCAAGCATCAAGCACTGCAAGCGATACAACGTTTGCTAGTAGTTGAGTGCAAGCGCCCGTTTGGGCTTCTTCGTCCATAGTGTGCCTTTGTAGGGTACTTGCCGCAGCTTTCCCCTTTTAGATCAGAACGGAATGTCATTATCCAAGTCAGACATATCGCCAGCTTTTTTCTTAGGCTGGTCTTTGTTTTTGTGCTGCATAGAGCAACTCATAAATTTGCCCTTTGCGCCTTCTCTGATCCAAGCGCTAACCCACACAGGTTCGCCTAACAAATCAAGCCCATCGCCGCGATAGTCTGGGTGGTTGTCGGTTTCCTTCTTGGCGTTCTTGAACAGCGTAAAACTGCCGGGTTTCGGTATGTAAGCCATCATTAACCTTTCTTCAATGCTGCGCGTTGTTTGCTGTCAAATCTTGACCACAATGCCGTTTTTTCGTCAGCATCAAGGTTTTGATCGTCTATGTATTTTTTTGCACTTTCAATATCGTTTAGATTGATTTGAGCAACAACCTCCTGGGCTATGTCAGACAAGAATTTTTGTTCGTCGGCGGGCATGGTGTCCCAAACAGACACAGCTATCGACTTGGGTGCGGATTTGGTGGCCGCATTACCGTCATCATCTTCCGGCGCAACACCGCAAGCAGCGGCAAGGCTGTACCTGCGGGCATACGTCAAAGCTGATCCGAAACCCTGTGCATCTGCCTTGCTGACCGGCAGGTTAAGCACGCCACAAGACAGCCACTCACCGGATGCGTGTAGCAAGATTGTCTCAACACGCACTTCGTCCTTGTCGGATGGCTCGATCCGCTGAATGTAGCTTAGTCCGCATTGACCAAAGGCAGGACGAATGGCCTCAACGACCGAGGACAGGTCAGCGTATTTGCTTTTGAAGAATGGATTGGCGCTGTCTTTGATTGCGCCCTTGATGTTCATCTGTGCCATTGCAAGCGCGGTGGCCAAGTTAGTAATGGATTCGGATTTGTTCATGCTAGTACCCCCGTGATAATCAGTAAGAAAATGATTGTGAAGCCGATAGCTACTGCGCGGTCGCCGTTCATATTCCGAGCTTCCTGTTGAAACGTTCGTAATCAGTATCGCCAGGGCCAACCCAACGCTCCCATTCGCGGGACTTCATTTCGCGGTCGGCATCAAGTTCTTCTTGTGTAGCGCGAGCGCGAAAGTGGATACCTTCCGGCTTGCAAGTGCCCCATGCAAGACGTTCGGTGTTGCAAAAGATGTCGAGGAATTTGCCAGTTACCGCTGAGATAACAACCTTGCGATGGCAGGTACTTGCTTCGGGGTTGTCGGCGTTTAGATTGAATGATGCACAGTCTTTGCAGAGGTTCATGCGGCCTCCGTGCTAATTTTAAGTAACGCTTGGGCTGCGATTTTCGCCTCTTTGGTTTGAACCGGAGGCCATTGCTCTTTTTCTGCCTGAGAAAATGTTTCCCAGTGCGGCGGGTAATGAGTACCGATTTGGTTAATTTCACTCAATGCTTGATACAAAATAGCTATGGTTTGGTGTTGTGAAGTCATGTTGTTGCTCCTGTTGTTGTCAATTGGTTACTGCAAGACGGACTTTACTTAGCTAATGGCACAATGTCAAGCATTGTTGCAAAGGAAAATTGTAAAGTATTCTTAACTAAATCAATGCCGCTTGACAAGATAGCTTGACACAGGTTAGGATACTTTGCAAGTTATCTTTAACCCTATGGAGAGCAGCATGAAAATTGCAGAGGCAGAGCAGCACTTTGGCAACCGTCGCAAACTAGCCGAGGCATTGGGCATTACAAGCCAGGCAGTGAGCCAGTGGGCGAAGCGTGGGCAAATCCCCGAGGGGATGGCATACAAGCTTCAGGTGGTCACAAACGGCGTTCTGAAGGTCAATCCTAGTGACTATGTGCCGATTGAACAGATGGTGGCTGAAATCGTCCCGCAGCAGTAGTTGACAAGGTGGCTTAACTGTGCCATTCTATGTTTGTCCGAGAGAAAGATCGGCCGCGTGTGGAAGCGCGAATAGCAGAACGAAGAACCCCTTCGCATGGGTTTCGGTTGTTCGGAGTTTGTTCTGCTGCTCCCTTCCACCGCGACCTGAAACCCATGCCAAGGGGTTTTTTCTTTTGGGCTACACCGCATTGGGCAATGAGAGCAACAGCGATGCGAGTGGAAAGTGCTACTGGTGGCTAAGGTCTGCAACAGCACGCAGAGAGGTGGCGAAGATAGTGCCTCTGACCGAAAGACTGTCGCGTGTCGCGGCTCCGAAGAGCAGACTAAAGGGCGTACTGGCTAAGGCTACGTGCGCTCACCAAAGAGCAGATAGATACTATCAGGAAAAGAATGAAGATACTGTCTCTTAAACCACAAGAAGTTAGTCCTTGGTTACTGCAAAAGCACTACGCACGAAGGATGCCTCCTATCTCTTATGCGTTTGGATTGTTTGCGCCTGATCTTGTTGGAGTGGTGACTTACGGTGTTCCATCATCTTCTTCCTTGCGTAGCGGAATATGTGGCGATCAATGGAAGAACAACGTTTTGGAATTAAACCGACTTGTATGCAATGAAGGAAAAAATTATGCGAGTTTTCTTGTTGCAAATTCGCTTAAGCATCTTCCGCACCCAACCATTGTTGTTAGTTATGCTGATTTAGCAATGGGTCATGTTGGCTATATCTACCAAGCAACAAATTTTATTTACACAGGGTTAAGCGCAAAAAATCAAGATTACAAAATTCGTGGCATGGAGCATTTGCACAGTCAAACCATTAACGATATGGCAAAGGGACAAGAAGATAGAGTAGCTTGGTTTAAAGCAAAGTTTGGAAATGATTTTTACATCGAAGAACGATCACGCAAACACCGATACATTTTCTTCTGTGGCAACAAATACCAAAAACGTCAGATGCTAAACGATCTCAAATATCAAGTAGAACCATATCCAAAAGGCGAAACAAAAAAATATGATGCCGGTGGTGTGGTGGCTACTCAACAACTTTTGTTTGCGTAAGGACAATCAATGACTGATAAAGAACTAATCCTTCCATGCTTAATGACTGACAAAGAAGTGATGATTGATTATCTGTTCCTAAAAATTCGGCAAGAAGATTGGCACGGTGTAGCAGATGCAGCGATGGATATCAGAGAGATGGAGGCAAAATGTTCGACGACTTCTATTCCAAGTACCCCAAAAAAGTAGCACGCAAGGATGCAGTCAAAGCATGGTCAAAGCTGACTGCCGAGCAGCAGCAGAAAGCTTTACAGGCAATCGACGATCATGTGCGGATGTGGACTGCTGAAGGAAGGGATAAGCAATACATCCCACACCCTGCAAGCTGGCTCAACGGCGAGCGATTCGACGATGAAATTTCGATGCCTGAGAAGAAGGTCGTAGCGTGGTGGACAAGCGATCAGCTAACGATGGACTACGGTCGCAAGATCGGAGTACCGGCTCGACCGGGCGAGGACATGACTCAATATCGACTGCGGTTACGGGCAGCGTAACTTGGCGCGAAAGAGTTGCAACAGCAGTGCGCGTGCAAGGAATGACGCGAGAAGAACGGGCAGCAGCTATGCCTGAATCAGCCGAGATCGTGAGGGCGTTTGCGGCTGAGTTTTCAGTAGTTGAAGTGAGGGCAACAGAAAATAACCTTTTCTATGAATGGATAAAAAAATGATACTGAACAGGTACTTTCCGAACTTGCAGTTTCCCCGTGTACGTAACACCGATCCCGATACGAGCCGCATGGCAGCGGATCAGGCTGATGACTTGGCAAACAAGCATCATTTAATCATCGTCGCAGCATTAGAACAGCCTGGCACGATCTACGACATAGCTGCAAGGACTGACCTAGATCACAACGCTGTTGCTCGCAGGATGAGCGAACTAGAGCGCATGGATTTGGTTTTTACTGATGGCAAGAAGAAAGGCGCGAGTGGCCGTATGTGCCGCGTATGGGTGCGGAAATGACTAAAGACGAAGCATTGAAACTGGCGCTTGAAGCGTTGCAAGATTATGTGGATGAGTATGGCCCTTGGAGCAATGACAGCGGGGCGCAATATGTGCTCAAAGTGGGCAAAGAAATCTTGGCACAGCCGGAGCAAGAGCCGGTGGCATACAAGGGCAAAGGCATAGTGTCTCCCGCTTCCGTCTTGGAGATGACACGCAAAGCCTTTGGCCTCAATGTCAGCGATCTGGCTGATGTATTTCAAACCACGCGGCAGACTGTTTATCAATGGATGAAACTATCCGCTATGGAGCAAGTCCGCTCCAATGTGCATCTTGAACGAATCAAAGTTGTTTACAGAGCAACACAGTTTTGGAATGAACAGCCCATATTGAAAGGGCGTTGGTCAAAGGCAATATTGCCAACCGGCGGCACTGTGCTTGACATTCTTAAAGCCAACGAGATTGATCTCGACACCCTGAAGGCGGCGTACGCTTCTTTGTCGGGCAGTTTGGCACAGCCGGAGCAAGAGCCGGTGGCGTGGCGCACCTTCGATGGCGAGGGCAATTACGATTTTCTGGAGTATGAGGCAAACGAAAGTTATCGTGATGAATACATAAAATGCAACGGCACAAAGTACGCATCATGGGTTGATCCTCTTTACACCACCCCACCACAGCGCAAGCCGCTGACGGATGAGGAGATTGCAAAGGCATGGGCACAAAGCAAGGGCGACATTTTGATGCGATTAAAACCATTTGCCCGAGCCATCGAAGCCGCCCACGGCATCAAGGAGTAGCCATGAAATACAAAGACATAAAAATGTTTAAGCAAAGATGCGAAGAACACCCCGACCATCAAACCGGCATGATTACTTACAGCATGATCGAACAACGGTTGCACGAAGAAATCGACGAGTTGCGGGAATATATTGAACAGCGCGAATGGGTTGGGCTGACGGATAAGGAAATTAACCGACTAAATGATGTTCAGGTCGGAGGTTGTCAATGTAGCCTTTGGTATATCGATGGTATCGAAGAATTTGCCAAAGCTATTGAAGCCAAGTTGAGGGAGAAGAACGGATGCTAGTGCAACTGCTTGACCCCGATCCTATCTTGCGCGATGACCCTGTGCGTCCGAGCATTAGCCCCAAACGGCGCATTGAAGGTGGCAAACATGTCTATGCATGGGTAGAGGACAGACAAATTTGCGCGGTGGTATGTATGAGTCACGAGAATTCAATACCAAAAACAGAAAAAGACTTGTTTAAAAAAGATTGGGGTTGGCCTAGCACCATTGTTTTTTATTCTGTGTGGTCATACAAAAAAGGATCAGCAACTAAGCTAGTGCGAGCAATGATTAAAAAAATCAGAAAAGAATCTTACTGTCGCATCATTACTATGTCACCCAAGACTGACATGGCGCGAGACTTTCATTTACGCAACGGCGCAAAGGTGCTGCAAGTCAACAAAACAACGGTGAACTATGAATACTGAACGCATCAGAAGATTGGCTGAACAGGCTAAAGCAGAATCTAGTCAATGGCTTGGTAGTAACCCTGCTATTTTTATGACCCAAGATGAACTGGAAAAGTTTGCCGAGTTGATTGTAAAAGAGTGTCTCGGTGATTTTAAAGATCGAATCGCTAGACGGTATCAAGGAAGTGTTAGAGATCGTGATGTCGCTTACGGCATGGAAATTGTTTACTCCAACATCCAAGACAAATTTTGGGTAAATGAATGAATGACCGCACTTTTGACCAAAACGCGGCGCAGTGGCGAATCCTCAAGGCTTGGGCAAAGCAGAAAGAATGGCTAATAAACGGTCAAAAGACGTTCCTGCACGAAAACGACTGGAAGGACATACTCACAGCTACCTACGAGGGCGAAGTCGCTCCTAGGCTCGCTCCTGGGCTTTATGGGGGCATTGTGATGCTAGGCAGAAGAACAAGTAAATACTCGAAAGAAAAGTTTAGTGAATGGCTGGAATGGTTGACTGCGGCTTCCGTAGAAATGGGAGTGGACATTGACAAAACTTGAACAACAGTGGCAAGCCAAGGTTAGAGACTTGGGTTGCATCGTTTGCAGGTTGTTTCACATGGAACGTTCCGAGGGCGATATCCATCACGTTTTGTCCGGCAGCAAGCGAGCGGGTGAAATGTTTGTGATTTGCTTGTGTCCAACGCATCATAGGAGCGGCAAAAATACCCCTGAGTACGTCAGTCGGCATCCCTGGCGCAAAGAATTTGAGAAGCGTTACGGGACAGAGCAAGAATTGTTACAAAGGACAACAGAGCTATGTGCCAGTTTCCAAAAGTAAGCCAGGAAGATGCTTTGCGGGTGCTGCATGGGATTTGCACAGCATTCCTTGAGTTTGGCCAGGCTGAAAGCGATTACAACGAAACAGAACTTTCAGAAGGCGTTTGCATGGAGTTGTTAGTCAAGGATATGCGGATCACGATTGAGACCGGCCCAGAAGTTATTGCCGAGATTGAGACAGCCAAAGCCATCGAGAAAGCATCCCATTGAGACGCGCTGCTAAAGTCGATGCGAATCATCAAGAGATCGTTACAGAGTTCAAAATGCGCGGCTGTGCGGTCTTATCTCTTGCCCCGATGGGTAGAGGCGTTCCCGATTTGCTGGTGGCTTTCGGGGGCGTTACATGGCTCGTCGAAGTCAAAGCGCCAAAGGGTAAGGAAACCGAGGATCAACAAAAGTTTGCGCTGCAATGGACGGGGTGCAGGGCAATCGTGCGCGACAAGCAAGGAGTCAAAGATACGGTCGAAATCATGATTGCTCAAATGGTCAAATTACGCGCTTGACAGCCTAAAAAATTGCAATTATCATTGTGAAATTGCTGAAAAAGGGTGAAAAATGGCGAAATACAACGAATCAGCGGCAGCGTTTGTTAGTGTGCTGTTTCACTCGGCAACCGTTACGCACTTCATGCACTTGCAAACCAAGTCATTTGCGCAGCACATGGCGCTAGGCGAGTATTACGACGCAATTGTCGAACTTGCAGACAAGTGGGCAGAGGCTTATCAGGGGTGTTACGACATAATCACGAACTACCCTAAAGACTTTCACCTGGCCTCAGAGCCGGTCAAGTACCTGACGCAGATCAAAGACTTTGTTGACGATCTCCGCAAAGACCTGCCAAGCGAAAGCCAGCTTCAGAACATCGTGGACGAAATCGCGGATCAGATTGATTCGACGCTCTACAAACTCAGGTTCTTGAAATAATGCCTAGCACATCGCCACAGCAGGCTAGGCTTATGGCGGCGGCTGCACACGACCCTAAATTCGCCAAGAAGGTCGGCGTTCCGGTCAAAGTAGCCAAAGAATTCAACCAGGCTGACAAAGGCAAAAAGTTAGCCGAAGCCATGAAGCGAATGGATAGTAAACATTAACTAAGTATGCTAACAATTTCTGTTACAAATCAATCACATGGCAGCTAGAAAACGGAAAGTTGTGTTGTCTGATGCTTGGAGAGAGAAAATCCAAGCTAGTCAGATCATGAATCGCTTACTCAAACACGTTGAGGGCGAGATTGAGCTATCTAGCACGCAGGTCAAAGCAGCGGATATCCTGCTGAAAAAAGTTGTTCCTGACCTGGCAAGGACTGAAAACGTAGGTAATGAGGGCGGGCCGCAGGAAATGGTGATCCGATGGGCCGATCCGAAATAATCCTCCCCTACGCGCCGAGGAAAGCATTCTTACCGTTCCATGCAAGAACGCAGCGTTGGGGTTGTCTTGTAGCCCATAGACGAGCAGGCAAGACTGTAGCGGCTATCAATGACGTAATCAGGGCAGCGGCGACTTGTCGATCGACGTTCCCACTATTTGGCTACATTGCACCGTACCGCAGCCAGGCT